TAATCATGGCAATCGACGTATCAGGACTAACCAATTACACGGAGCAGAACAAACAGGCTCTTATTACTTCTACTCTTTTCGGAAGTAAAACTATTTCACTAATGACACCAATGACAGGTATCAAATCAAGTGAGACTATTAACATTATCGACACCGATGCAGTATTTCAATTAGGAGGCACTTGCGGATGGAACTCAAGCGGTACGACTGCAATCACTCAGCGTACTGTAACCGTTGGGAAAATCAAAGTACAAGAGGCTCTATGTCCAAAAGCACTTGAGGCGAAATACACACAAACGCTTTTGCAGGCTGGTAGCAATCCGGAGGCTTTGCCATTCGAGGCTATCTACGCTCAAAAGAAAGCAGACAGAAACGCTGCACAAATGGAAACTGCGGTTTGGCAAGGTGACACTACAAGCGGAACAAACAACCTTTCTTATTTCGATGGTTTGATTAAAAACATCGGTAAGGTTTATTCTGCTACAGGTGTAGTAAACGTGAATGCAATCACAGGAACTGGCACCGTATCTTCTGCCGTTGGTACTGCGGTTATCACAGGTGTAGGCTCTTTGTTTACTACTATCGGTATCGCAGTAGGTGACAAGTTGAAAATCGGTTCTACTACTGGCGTAGTGTTGACCGTAGATTCAGCTACTCAAATTACTTTGACTGCTAACTTTGGCGCACTTAACACCGCTCAGGCTTGGACTTGGATTCCAACTACTGCTACAAACTTCGCTTCGCCTGTAACTTCTTACACTGCGGCCGCCGATACTTTGATTACCGTAATGCAGAATATTTATTCTTCTTTGCCTACTGCGATGTTGGACAAAGACGATTACAAGATTTTTGTAGGATGGGATGTATTCAGATTATTGCAAAATCAAATCACAAACGGTAAGTATTTCGCTTATACTGCTGATTCAGCTGTAAATGGTGAAATGGTATTCCCGGGAACGAGTTTAAAAATAGTAGCCGTTCACGGTCTTGATGGTACAAATAAAATCTATGGAATGAGATTATCGAATATGTTTTTTGGTACTGACCTTATGGGTGAGGAAGAAAAATTCGAGATATTCTACGCCAAGGAAGCGATGGAAGTACGCTATAATGCGGAATGGAAAGCAGGTGCCAACGTGGCATTCCTTAACGAAGTTGTTCAATTCACTTTAGCATAACATAAAGGGGAGGGTAAAACCTCCCTTTTTTAAACTCTTAGAAAATATGGCGTGTGCATTAACATCAAGTAGAACCCTAGCGTGTCGGGATGCGGTAGGCGGGATTAAGAAAATCTATATTACCGAACTCGCAAACAAGTCTACTATCACGGCTTCTGCGGGTGCAATCACTGCTTTTACTTTATCATCAGGTAAGCAGTTTTGGACTTACGAACTTGTGAAAGAAACTGGCGAGTATGAGCAGAAAATAGTAACATCAGAAGAGAATGGTACCGTGTTTTATGAAACTGAGTTAAAACTTATGTTGCATAAAACTTCTGTGGCCACAAGAAACGAATTGAAATTAATTGCACAGAATCAATTAATGATTATCATTCTTGACCGTAACGGTGACTACTGGCTTATGGGAGAAAACAACGGGGCAACACTTATGCCTTCTTCTTCTAAGTCCGGTAAAGCAATGGGAGATTTCAACGGTTACGAATTAGTTTTCGGAGCAAAAGAGGGTGACCTTATGCAAACCGTGGCAAGTGGTTTGATAGCGACATTGACCGCTCCGGCTACTCCATAATATAACCAAACAATGAAAGAGGGGCTATCGGAAACGGTAGCCCTTTTTTTATGCAAAGTAAACAAAAACGGTTTTTTCGTATATATATGTATGGTGAAACTAGAACACATAGGAACGGTTCAATACTCGAAGGTGTTGGATACTCCAATCGAAATCAAAGAAGGGTTAAGCGATGAATTTTATATTTCCGTTGGACTTGAAAGCGTTTTAGAAAAAAAGGACGCCCCTGTTAAAATGACATTTCCAAAGCAAAAGAATGATTCAGATAAATAAGGCGTCCATAAATACGGTAGTTTTAACCCTTACGGAAAAGGTAACTTTACCTAGTCCTAAGTTTTTATTTGAGTTTAAAAATGACCAAACCAATGAATTGATTTATTTCATTGCTGCGGACGTAAGCAGTTACACAGATAGGTACAATAAGTTTCTAATTGAAGAAACAGCCACCGAAAACCTACTAATCGGAAAAGTTGAATTGAGTTTAACGGGTTTCTATTCTTACAGGGTGTTTGAACAAACAAGCACAACGAATTTAGATCCTGCATTGAGTGACAATACAACGCCATTGGAGTATGGAAAGGTGCTAGTAATAGGTACAAGTGCCACGGAATACGAACATACCTACAACCCTACAATAGTGGTATATAACCCATAATTGAATGAAGAAAAAAGTAATGACTGAGCGAAATATCTCAGTAGTACATTTTGAAAATAATAAACTCCCTACATTCTTAGAGGTTAAGAATAGGGATTGGATAATGTACGGAGACGAAAACAATTATCCGGAATATCTTATTACTCTTTTTAACCGTTCAGCCAAACATAATGCAATCGTAACAGGGAAAGTACATTACATAACAGGCAACGGATTCGAGGCGAAAACTAATACAATGGGCTTAGTTGAACACGCTAAGTTTGAGAATTGGTTTAACAACTTGAATGAAGATATGGAGGCGTTACTTTCCAAGGTAACGACCGATATTGAACTATTCAACGGTTGCTACTTAGAAATTATCCCCAACAAATTAGGAACAGGAATAGGAGCGATTAACCATATAGGTTTTGAAAAGATAAGAATCAATAAAACAAAGGACGGATTCTATTATTCAAACGATTGGAGTAAGTATAGACAGAATGAAGCGGAAACAGGATTAAAAACAATCGCACCGTACAACCCTAATACATTTAGCGGGCTTTACAGATTCAAAGGTTATAGACCTGGGAATAATGTTTACCCAATACCCGAGTACGTTGGATGCGTTCCTTATATCGAAGTTGATTTCGAGATTTCAAACTTCCACCTAAACAATATCAAAAATGGTTTTGTAGGTGGCACAATGATTTCGTTTAACAACGGGGTGCCACTTCCTGAAGAACAAAAAATAATTGAAGGGAAGGTAAAAGGAAAATTCACGGGAACGGATAAGGCGGGGCAATTGGTTATTACTTTCTCTGACAACAAAGACACCGCCCCGACGGTTACGCCATTACTTCCTAACGGGTTCGATAAGATGTTTGATACATTGAATGAAACCGTAACACAGGAAATATTCACAGGCCATAAGATAACATCTTTGAGCTTGTTTGGGATAAAGGAAAGCAAAGGACTTGGAAGCAAAGACGAATTGAAGCAAGCCTTTGAACTTTTCCAAAATGGATACGTGAATGCAAAGCAAAATATTATTGAAAGAATATTCAATGACTTTTGCGAGATAAGCGGATTTGGAAGACCTCTATACATAAGCCCAATTGAACCGATAAGCGAGGGTATACCACAAAACGAAGTATTAAAGGTAATGACACCCGACGAGATAAGGGAAAAGGCAGGACTTCCCGCTCTTAATAAAGTGGCCATGTGTTCCCACGAAAAGTTTACAAAAGTTGACAGTTTTAAGAACGTAGGGAAAAGTAGAAAAGATTTTAGGGTAATAAAGAAAGTTGAAGTACCAACACGTAACGATGTTATTTTAAGAGAAATTGTATTTTATAAACATAACGAAAAGTTTTACGATTCAGCAGAAATACAACCAAAGATTTTAAATATCCTTTTGCAGAACCCCTCTATTACTTTGGAAGAACTCTCAAAGCAGTTAGGCGAAGATAAAGAAGCGATTAAAAAAGAAATTAGCACGCTTACAGATATGAAACTCTTGACCGGTAAGATAGGTCAAGTAATCGAAGTAACGCCTACAGGGATAACAGAAATTGAAAATACGCCTACAGTTTCACAGCCTTTGGAGATTCTTTATTCTTATGAGGAACGCCAAAACTTACCACCCCTTCAGACGGAAAGCCGTGAATTTTGTCAAGAATTAATGGACTTGGACAGGCTTTATACCCGTCAAGAAATTGAATTGATAAGTGAGCAAGAGGGTAGAGATGTTTGGGCCACCCGTGGAGGATGGTTTCACAATTCCAATTACGACCAAAACACCCCGTACTGTAGACATATTTGGTATCAAAATATTGTTAAGAAAAAATGAGCGTCGTAAAATTCATATCGGAAACCAAGTTAAAAGAACTGTCTGCCATTAATGGTAACGTGGACAATGCTTTGATACAGCCTATAATCGTGGAGTGTCAGCGTATCTACATTGAGCCGATTGTAGGCACGGGCTTATACAATGAGTTAATCGCTCAAGTAATTGCAGGCACTTTGACAGCGTTAAATACAACGCTATTGAATGAATACGTGGTACCGTGTTTAGTCGCATACATTAAGTACGAAGCGCCGGTTGAGTTAAACTATAAATTCACAAATAAAAACGTAAGTAAAAAGAATAGTGAAAATAGTTCGCCAAATGATTTAGAAGAAACTAGGTTCTTGATGGATAAATTCAAAAACAAAGCGGAGTACTACGCAGAAAGGGTATCGAAATACCTTTGCGAAAATTCAAATAGCTATCCTTTGTTTTCAAATCCTGGCAGTGGCACCGATACCGTTTATCCTAACCTATCAAATTATACAAGCGGAATGGTGCTAGGAGATGACACCTATTCAGACAGGCAAATTAGAAGTTGGAATCAAATACACCTTGGTTAATGAGTATTCACAAAGCAAATATTAAAAAACTAAAACAATATTTAAGTGCGTTACAGCCTAATACAGATAAAGGAAAAGTTAAACACGTTTGCAACGGCACACCTCCAAGTAAATGAGTTTACAATGAAGGACCCACTGGAGTTGCTTAACTGTTCTGAAAGCAGATTCCCTGCGATGGTAGCGGTTATAAGGCCTGCATCTGTAAGCAATAACTCAGTGCTGTTAAACTTTGAATTATTGTTTATGGATTTAGTTCATAAAGATTTGAGTAACGAGATTGATGTATTGAATGACCAGTTATTAATAGCCTTGGATTGCCGGGCGTACTTGAATAATCCGGA